TTGAATCCATCGAGGAACTCTGACCCATGGCAATCCTTCGAGGCGAACAGGGCGCAGTCCAGTTCGACGCCGCTGGCAGCACTAATGCAACTATCGTCGGCACCCGTAGCTGGAGCCTGACCACCACCAAAGAAACGCTGGACGTTACCGATCACGGTGACACCTTCCGTTCCTTTGTTGGCAGCCTGATCTCCGGTTCTGGCACCGTTGAACTGGTCTATGACCCCGACGCGACTGGTCAAGCTGGCTTCCTGGAAGACGTGCTGACCACTGCTGACGCAGCAGACGCCACCTTTGAGCTGTTCACTACCGGCACGACTTCCGGAAGTGACTCGATCAGCTTCGCTGGCATCATCACCGACATGGAGATCAGCTCTACCGTGGGCGATCTTGTTGTCGTGAGCTGCAACTTCGTCACCAGCGGCACCATCACCGGCAACCTTGAGTGATGAGGTGTAGTATCAGGGCGATTAAATAAGCCCTGATGTCAGCATCAAAGCGGACCGTAGACATGCTGGTTGAGGCGTTTGACCTTAACCAGCGCCGCAAATTTGTACTCAAAAACGGCGACGGCAAGCCCGTCGTCGATCTTTATTTCAAGCCCATTACCCGCGCTGACAGGAAAAAGGCGCAGGCATTGGCTGGCACTGAAGACGCCCTTGATATCAGCACGCAGATGCTGTGTCAGATGGCAGAACTACAGGATGGCAGCAAAGCGTTTGCGGCTGCTGATGCCGCCAAGCTGCAGCGCATGTTGCCTGAATCAGTGCTGAACGAGCTAGAGCTGTTCCTGTTCGGCTTGGCAGAAGGCACTGACCTTGAAGATGCAAAAAACGACTAAAGCAGGACAACTGGCTCAATTTTGAGTTCTTCCTGTCCTGCGAGTTAGGCATGACGGTCAGCCGGCTGCGGACTGAGCTGACCGACGCCGAGCTGCTCTATTACGCTGCTTACTACGAGCTCAAGAACGACCGCGAGAAACGAGAGGCGCAGCGCTCTCAGATGCGGCGCAGATAGCATTGATGTATCTATAGGCGATAGCAGCGGTGGCAGACGCTCAGTCCAGAGTTGAACTGATTGTCAATGCCGCCAAGGCGATCAATCCGCTGCGGGCTACCCGTAAAGCAGCCGCAGCACTTCAAAAACAAGAAGAAGCGCTGGCTAAAGCGCAAAGGCGCGTCACTGTTACCACTCGTGTTCTTGCGCGCAATCTTGAGCGTCAGACCAGAGGTATCAGAGAACAGACCCAAGGCGTTCGGGGTCTTGTTGCTGCTTATGCAGGCTTCAGGACACTGCGCGGAACAATCGGCGTTGCTGTCGAGCTTGAGAACGCAGAGAAGCGTGCTGAACTGCTGGTCAAGCGCTTTGGGCAGCTTGATGGCATCCAGCGTGTAGCCGCGCAATCTGCTCGCACCTTCCGCTTGACGCAGGCGGACACGCTGACCTCCCTGATTGACCTGGGCAACCGCCTTGGACCACAGGGCGCAAGCTTGGCGGAAATCAAGGACGTCTACGAAGGCTTTAACACCGTCCTTGCTATCAACAAGGTCACCGCGCAGGAAGCGGCATCGGCACAGCTTCAGTTGAACCAGGCGCTCGGTTCCGGGCGTTTGGCTGGTGAAGAGTTCCGAGCGGTCAATGAAGCGACGCCGCAGGTTATTGACGCCGTCGCAAAGATCCTTCGGGTCGCCAGAGGCGATGTCAAGTCGCTAGCGGCGGAAGGTAAGGTCAGCGCTCCGGTGCTGATCCAAGCGCTGCGGAATATCAAGAAGCAAGGCGCAGAAGAGCTTGAGGAGTCGTTCAACAGCACCGCAGGGCGTTTGCGGGAGTTCCAAAAATCCCAGAAGGAACTAGCTGCGGCGATTGGTACCGAGCTGCTGCCTGCCTTCACGCCGCTGCTGAAGGCGCTGACTAGCGCGATCAAGAACTTCCTGGATCTGCCTGGTCCTGTTAAGGCTTTCGCTGCTGGCATCACTGGCGTGACCGCTGCGCTCGTGACCTTGGCGCCAGCATTGAATACGACGATCGGGCTGCTCAAGGCACTGGGCGCTGCCAAGCTGATTGCCGCTGGTCCCTGGGTGGCTCTGGCGGCGGGCGTTGGAGCCTTGGGCGTTGCTCTCTATCAGTCCGCCACTGCTGCTGATCGTTTTAGGGGCGAAATCGAGAAAGGCAACAAGACGATCACAGAGGGCTACGAAAAGCTTCAGACGTACCAGGACGAGATCGACAAACTCGACAAGCGGATCGAGACAGCAGGCTCCAATCGCATCAAGCGGTCACTCAAGAACCGCAGAGACGCGATCGAGAAAAATTACGACGAGCTGCTCGACAAAATCAAGGAAGTCGAAAAGAAAAGCGAGTCTGCTGGGGGCGGCTTAACCGGCGGTCCTTCCGCAGGCGACAAGGACAAAAAAGCCAAAGATCGCTTGGCTCAGCTTCAAAAGCAGTCAGAGGATTTCCTTTTTGCCGCAAAGAACCGACTGACTGTTGAGACGCAGCAGGGAGAGCTTGATCGGGTCCGAGCTGAGGCGGATGTCCAGCGGCTTGAGATTGACCGCAAGTATGCAGAGCTAACTAAGGGCGTCACTGACGCCACAGTCCTTAAGAACGCAGCGAGCGCCCGAAGCATTGAGCTCCAACTGATCGACATCCAACTTGGCAGAGAGCTTGGGCAGGTTATTGATCAACGCGCCAGTAAAACCGCAGCTCTGACGCAAAAGCTCGGCGACGCGGCGATCGCCGGGGCTGAGTTTGCTGCCACCAAAAATCCAATCGAAGATCTTGGCAAGGCAATCGGCATTACCACTGACAGCTTTGCTCAGATGGTTGCCAATGTCATGCAAGGCACGCAAAGCGTCGCGGATGCTTTCCGCAACATGGCGAACCAGATCATCAATAATTTGCTGAAGATTGCCGCCCAAGCCGCGATCCAAGGTTTGCTGGGGTTGGTCACAAGCGCATTGAGCCCTGGCGCTGCCATCGGCAAATCCTTAAGTGGCACTGGCGCTCTCGCTCAGTCCGGCACCGGGCTGGGTGTTGGCACGTCTTCCTTAGGCGCAGGTGTTAGCTACGGAGCTGGAGCCGGCTCAGCCTTGAGTGGGATGGGTTCAGTTGGTGGAAACGTTTTTGGAGGCTTCCAGGGCGGTTTTGCGAAAGGCGGCAGCATCTCCGGCGGCAAGCCTGCGTTAGTGGGCGAGCGCGGTCCTGAGCTGTTCATGCCAGGGCGCAGCGGCAGCATCATCCCCAACAATGCACTCGGCGGCAACATTACCGTCAACGTTGACGCCACCGGCACACAGGTCCAAGGCGATGGACCTAACGCAAATAAGCTGGGCGAAGCACTTGGCGCCGCTGTACGCGCCGAACTTGTCAGGCAACGTCGTCCCGGAGGCTTGCTCGCCTAATGGCTACCTTCCCCGCTATCACGCCAACCTACGGCGCTCAAAAGACCAGTCAGCCCGCCACCCGCACTGTCAAATTTGGCGACGGCTACGAACAGCGCACTGTCTTCGGACTCCCCACTCACGCCAACGCTAAGCAGTGGGATCTGACCTGGAACGTCTCCGAAACTGACGCCGACACTATCGAAACTTTCCTTGATGCACGGGCAGCAGATTCTGCCAGCTTTGACTGGACCCCTCTAGACGAAGCGACCTCTTACAAGTGGGTTTGCTCTCAGTGGAGTAAGTCAATTCCTTACTTGAATCGCGCCACGATCACCGCAACCTTCCGTCAGGTATTTGAACCGTAATGGCGATTCCGGTTTCTGAACTTCAGAAGATCAACCCAAGCAGCATTATCGAGCTGTTTGAGCTTGAGCTGGTTACGGCGTTGCATGGTGCCAGCACGGTCTATCGCTTCCACGCCGGAAGCAATATGGACGCCAACGGCGAGGTGGTTTGGAATAGCAATAGCTATCAGCGCTATCCGATTGAGGTTGATGGCTTTGAGTACAACGGACAGGGACAGCTACCACGTCCCACAATCCGGGTATCGAACATCTTTGGCACGATCACGGCAATTTTGCTGACGGTCAACAGCACCACTGCCGGCAATGACCTTGCTGGGGCAAAGCTGACTCGGATTCGCACGATGGCGCGGTATTTGGACGATGCCAATTTTGATGGCAGCAATCCTTACGGCACGCCAGACCCTACGGCTGAGTTCCCGCGTGAGGTTTATTACGTTGATCGCAAGGTCAATGAAACCCGAGACATCGTTGAGTTCGAGCTGGCGGCAGCTTTTGACTTGGCTGGCGTTCGAGCGCCCAAACGTCAGTGCATCGCCAACGTCTGCCAATGGATCTACCGCTCTAGCGAGTGCAGCTATACCGGCACCGACTATTTCGACGCTAACGACAGTCCCGTAACGGATTCTGCTGATGACGTTTGCGGCAAGCGGTTGAGCAGCTGCAAGAAACGTTTTGGCAATAGCGCCTTACCGTTTGGGTCGTTTCCTGGTGTTGGCACGTTCTACACATGAAATGGCACGATGAGGCATTGGCTCACGCACAAGCTGAGGATCCACGCGAAGCGTGCGGTTTGCTTGTGGTGGTCAAAGGACGCAAGCGTTACTGGGCGTGCAAAAATTTGGCGTCAGATAACAACCAGTTCATCCTCGACCCGACTGATTTTGCAGCCGCAGAGGATGCAGGCGAGGTTATTGCCGTTGTCCATAGCCACCCGTCCACACCGCCAACGCCAAGCCAAGCGGATCGCGTGTCCTGTGAACTCAGCGGCTTGCCTTGGCACATTGTCAACCCGAAAACTGGCGGCTGGGATGAGTGCAAGCCAGAGGGTTACAAGGCACCGCTGATTGGGCGCGAATGGGCATGGGGCGTCACGGATTGTTGGACCTTGGTCCGCGACTGGTTTGCAGAGCAGGGTTTAGAGCTCCGCGACTGGCAGCGTCCATTGACGCCGGAGGAATTTGAAGCTGAGCCGATGTTTGAAGGCTGCTGGAAGGAAACAGGATTCAGAAAGTTGACCGAGGATGAGTCGATTGAGGTTGGCGACATCCTTTTAATGAATATCCAAGGCAAGGGATTGAATCACATTGGCGTCTATATCGGTGACCAGTTGGTGCTGCACCACATTCGCGGGAGGCTGAGCAGCAGAGATTTATATGGCGGCTGGCTGCAGAAATGCACCGGGCGCGTGCTTCGGCATCCGGACTTCAATACGATGGAAGCAGGTAGCTAAGACCCATGCTCCGCGAGATTCGAGTTTATGGGCAGCTGGCGAAATTTTTAGGTCGCCGGACGTTTAGGGCAGCTGTTGGCAGTGCTGCTGAGGCGATGCGTTTTTTGCTGGCAAATTTCCCGCAGCTTGAAAGGCACATGGCGGACCAGCACTACAAGGTGAGTGTTGGCGGTTATGCCTTGACCTTGGATGAATTGCATCAGCCATCCGGGCAGCAGGTCATCAGCATTGTTCCGGTGATTGGTGGCGCGGGTAATGGCGTGGGGCAAATTATTGCCGGCGTGGCGATTGCTGCCCTTAGTTTTGGCATTGGTGCCATCGCTTCGGCTGGTGTGACATTGGGCGGCTTGGCTGGCATTGGCACCGTGGCAACTGCTGGCGTTGCAATCGGCTCAGCTTTGGTTCTGGGCGGTGTCGCTCAAATGTTGACTCCGGCGCCAAGCCTTACGCCAATCGGTATGACGCCTTCCTTTGGCGGCGGCACAACTACCAGCACGGAAGGCACCGAGCTTGATCCGCAAGCGTCCTACAGCTTTAGCGGCGTACAAAATACAAGCAGGCAAGGCGTGCCAGTTCCGCTGGTTTATGGCGAAATGGTTGTGGGATCAGTTGTGATCTCCGCTGGCATCGACACCGTACAGGTAGAGGTATGACTGAGATCATCCGTGGCGCTGGTGGTGGCGGTCCCACCGTTCAGGTCAACAATACGGTTGTTGTTCGCGCCAACACCGGGTCTAACCGGACGCCGACCACAACCAAGGACAACCTTGCCAGCAAGCAATATGCGACGTTTATTGACCTACTGAGTGAAGGTGAGATCGAAGGATTTCCTTCTGCGGCTGGATACACAAAAGGAACTGAAAACTATAACAACGCGGCGCTTCAGGATATTTACATGAACGGCGTTTCTGTCGTTCGCAAAGGTGCCGATCCGACAAACCTAGGAACAGCTGACTACAACTTTACTAACGTCACTCTGTCGCCTAGGTACGGCACACAATCACAGGACGCAATCAACCTGGCGATTGAAAACGAGCAGACTGTAGGTGTTGGCTACATCGTCCGCAATGGTGACAATGATTTTGTCAACTACACCCACACGCAACAGCGGGAAAACGACGGTCGCACGGTTACGATCAAAACCGGCATCACTGATGCGCTAAATCTTACTTTTAGCGTTGTGTATTCATGGTCTGGTGATACCGGCGGCTCACTCAGCCAAACAATTAACATTTACGACTCCACCAATACCTTGCGTGGAACGGGTGGCGGCGGTGGTGCCACTGGAACATTTGAAATCAGCCTGACCGGCTTAAGCACTGACGAGGTTTTCCGTATCGAGTCTGTGGTCAGTTCCACTGGCACTGGCGGAGATTACAGAGAGCGCACCGCATCAGTCAGTGTCAGCTGGTCCTACATCAATGACACCACCTCAACCCAAGCTGTCACCCGCACCATCACCAACACCGAGGTTGATGCTGTCAGAGTTACGCTGACGGTCCCTCGCCTTGAAGCCTTTACGCCTGCTGGCGACGTTCTTGGCAGCAAGGTTGACCTAAGGATTCAGGCGCAATACAACGGCGGCGGATTCTCAGACGTTATTTCAGACACGATTGAGGGGCGAACTGCTGACTCTTACCAAAAGGACTACATCGTCAATCTGACTGGCGCATTTCCTGTCGATATTCGCGTTGTTCGAGACACAGCCGACAGCACATCTGGTCAGCTATTTAACGACTTCTATTGGAGTGGATATACCGAAATCATCTACGAAAAGCTGAGCTATCCAAACTCTGCCTTGATGGGCATGAAATTGGATGCTGAGCAGTTCAACAGCATTCCAAACCGCACCTATCGGATTCGCGGTATCAAGGTTGCCATCCCAAGCAACGGCACGGTCGATTCAACCACCGGCAGGATCACCTACAGCGGCGTGTGGGATGGAACGTTTGGCGCTGCAGTTTGGACCTCAGATCCAGCGTGGATTCTGTGGGACTTACTGACCAGCACCCGCTACGGCTTTGGTGATCACATCGTTGCCAGCCAGCTCGATAAGTTCGCATTTTTCTCTGCCAGCCAGTACGCATCAGCTCTGGTGCCCGATGGCTTTGGCGGTCAAGAACCGCGCTTTAGCTGTAACTGCATCATCCAAAACCAAGACGAGGCGTACACGCTGATTAACGAGCTTTGCTCGGTCATGCGCGTCATGCCCTACTGGGCAACTGGCACGCTGACGGTCAGCCAAGACAAGCCGACCGATACCAGCTATCTCTTCACGCTGGCGAATGTCACTCAGGAAGGTTTCACCTACAGCGGCAGCAGCCTAAAGACCCGCCACACCGTCGCGGTTGTTAGCTATTTCGATCTGGAATCGCAAGAGCTGGCGTATGAGGTTGTTGAAGATCGAGACGGCATCAGCAAGTACGGCGTGGTTACTGCCACGGTCAAGGCTTTTGCCTGCACCAGTCGCGGTCAAGCTGCCCGGCTCGGTGAGTGGATGCTCTACTCCGAGCAGCAAGAGACTGAAGTTGTCACGTTCACTACGTCGGTTGACGCCGGTGTGCTGGTGCGTCCTGGTCAGGTGATCGAGATTGCGGATCCGGTTAAAGCTGGCGTTCGCCGTGGCGGTCGCATCAACGCGGCAACCACTACCACCGTGACGGTGGACGATACAGCAGCAACGGATCTTGTAACCACCAGCAACCCAACGCTGAGCGTGGTTCTGCCTGACGGAACGGTTGAAACCAAAGCGGTCAGCGGAATCAGCGGCGCTGTCATTTCCGTTTCTTCGGCGTTTAGCGCAGCACCTAATGCCAACAGCGTTTGGATCCTGCAAAACGACAGCGTGCAAACGTCAACTTGGCGCGTTCTGTCCGTACAGGAAAACGACGGCATCCAATACACCGTCAGCGCCCTGGCGTACAACTCCGGCAAATACAGCTATGTGGAGCGTGACCGTCCGTTGCAAACGCGGGACATCACGGAAATTAACTCGCGTCCAGCTGCGCCAACGGATTTAACCGCTAATGAAACGCTGTACGAACTCAATCAGCGTGCTGCATCCAAGATCATTGTTTCTTGGAAATCCGTTCTGGGCGTCAACAACTACCGGGTTGAGTGGCGACGCGGCAACGACAACTGGAACAGCCAAGTTATTCAGCGTGCTGACTACGAGATTTTTGACAACACCGCTGATACTTACACAATCCGGGTGTACAGCCTGAATGCCATTCTGCAGCCATCGGCAACTTATGCCGAGCTGACCTATGACGCAGAAGGCAAAACCGCCAACCCTGGCAACCCTTCTGGTCTAAGCATCATTCCCAACTCAGCGACAACCGCAATCCTGAGCTGGACCCGTGCCACCGATCTGGATGTGCTGCTGGGCGGCAAGGTGCTAATCCGCCATAACAATGCCTTGGTTGGCGCAACTTGGGAGGAAAGCATCAGCATCGTCGCCGCCGCAGCTGGCAGCCAAACCCAGAAACAGGTGCCATTGCTGGAAGGCACCTACCTGATCAAATTTGAGGATGACACCGGGCACCGCTCAAACACTGCCGCAACTGCTGTTGTTGACCTGCCCACGCCACTGCCGCGCTTGCTGGTGCAGACCTACCGGGAAGATCAGGAGTCGCCGCCGTTCCAAGGCAACTACACCGACATGCTCTATAGCGAAGAGCTAGACGGCTTGATTTTGAACACCGGCACGCCTGTCGATGACATGGCAACCGGCGGTGATTTGTGGGATGGCTTGGAGAGTATCGACGCTGTTGGCGGCTCAGAGGGCAGCGGCGAATATGAATTTGGCAGCACGCTGAATCTGGGCGGCGTGTTTGACATGGTCCTACGCCGTCATTTCGTGGCTCGCCCGTACCTGCCAGGCGATCTCTGGGATGACAACACCGCGCTCATTGATACCTGGACCAGCATCGACGGCGACCTGCTGGACGATGTGGACGCGGCGCTTTATGTCCGCACGACCGAGGATGACCCAAGCGGCACGCCGACCTGGAGCGAATGGCGCGTGTTCGCCAATGCCATCACCCGTGGTCGCGGCTTCCAGTTCAAGACGATTGCCACCAGCACCAACGAGGCGCAGAACATCATCATTGATGAGCTTGGCGCGACGTTAGAGCTGGATCAGCGCACCGAGGCGAGCACGACTTTGACCAGCACGGCTGGCGTGAACAGCGTGACGTTCACCGATGCGTTTTATCAGGCACCAAGCATGGGCATTACGGGATTTGATATGGCTACGGGTGACTTCTATGAGGTGCAAAATGTCACACGCACAGGGTTCGAGGTAACCTTTAAGAACAGTGCTGGCAACCCGGTCAGCCGAGACTTCACTTACACCGCCATCGGCTACGGAAGGGAGATCACCTAATGGCACAGCACGATTACAACATTGCTAACCAGACGGGCAGCAGCTTTCGTGCCGACCTGAACAATGCCCTTTCGGCAATCGTTAGCAACAACAGCGGCGCAAGTGAGCCGGCAACGACATTTGCATTTCAGTGGTGGGCGGATACAACTGCCAGCCAGCTAAAGCTGCGCAACGCCGCCAACGATGCATGGATTGTCATTCAGGAATTGGATGGCACGCTGCTGATGGAGGACGGTACGGCTGGTTCGCCAGGTCTTGCCTTTGCCTCTGACCTTGATACTGGATTTTTCCGCCCTGCAGCGAATCAGCTTGCCATTGCTACGAATGGCACTGAGCGGGTGGAATTTGGCACCACTGAGGTGGTGTTTAACGATGGCGGCGCGGACGTTAATTTCCGGGTTGAGGGTGATACCAACGCCAACCTGTTCTTTGTTGATGCTGGCGCAGATGCGGTAGGGATTGGCACTGCGAGTCCTGAGGCACTTCTAACTCTCCGCGATACCGAGCCTGCACTTCGTCTTACGGCAGATGCAGATAATCTTACCCAACTTCAATTTGGTGACACTGGTGATACTGTAAGAGGAAACATTGTATTTAGAAATGGTACAGGTGGAAACGCTCTTTCTTTCCATACAAATAACAACAATGAGCAAGTCCGCATCGACAGCTCGGGACGCTTGGGGATTGGCACTAATTTATCTGATACAACTATTGCAGATAAGACAGGTCTCCTAAATATCCATACAACCGACACAGGAACCCATAACGGCATGACGCTGTTTTGGGATCACAACAATCAAACAACCGCCATTGAGCAGCGGATTCAATTTGCCTTAGGCGATGACGCCAGTGATGATAACTATCAAAATGCTGGATACATAGCAATCGGCAAAGAAGATACCTGGCAGGGTAATAGTCAAAGAAGTGCTTACTTGGCATTTGGGACATCCAACGCAGCCACGCAAAGCGAAAAAGCCCGCATCGACAGCTCGGGACGCCTGTTAGTTGGCACGTCTACTGCTGGTTCCACCCTTAATACAGTTTTTCAAGGTCACTCGTCGTCTTCCACGAGCGAAGCAATTGTTTGTCTTAGTAGGTCATCAGTTTCTGCTTCTGGTGACAGCATTGGTCAACTACGTTTTACAACGTCCAATGGTGCAAATGATTTCGCTTGGATAGAGGCTGAAGTAGACGGAACTCCTGGAGCTAGCGACTACCCAGGCCGTCTAGTGTTCTCCACTACTGCCGACGGAGCGAGCAGCCCGACGGAGCGGATGAGGATAAAACAAAATGGCGATATTGAAATGTGGTCAACAAGCCCTGGCACAAATACCAATAACTACAGTGTGGATAATGCAGATAGTGTCATTATCCGAAATGGTGGCGGCAAACTACAAGTTGCCTCAGCTACCTACACATGCATAACCGCCAATCGTGGCAATGATGGCAATTTGATTAGTTTTTATGAATCTGGTTCATTTGAAGGAAGCATTAGCGTTTCCGGCACTACTGTTTCCTACAATGGCGCTCACCTAAGTCGCTGGTCGCAGCTCCCCGGTGGGGCAACCCGCGAAGAAATCCTGCGCGGCACCGTACTTAGTAACATCGACGAAATGTGCGAATGGGGCGAAGAAGATAACGAGCAGCTCAATCGCATGAAGGTGAGCGATGTTGAAGGTGATCGCAACGTCGCAGGTGTGTTTCAAGCTTGGGACGATGATGACGACACCTACACCGATGATTTCTACTGCGCGATGACGGGTGACTTTATCATTCGCATTGCCGAAGGCGTCACGGTGCAGCGGGGCGACCTGCTGATGTCCGCTGGTGATGGCACTGCCAAACCGCAAGACGACGACATCATCCGCAGCAAAACCATCGCCAAAGTGACTTCAACTCACGTCAGCGAAACCTATGCCGATGGCAGCTACTGCGTGCCGTGTGTGCTGATGGCGTGCTGATTAGTCCTACTCTCCAACCACCCTCACCCACTAACTCATGGCTACCACCTTCGCCTGGAAGATCAACACTCTCGAAAGGGAGCTGTCTGATGGTTACGTCTTCACCGCTCACTATTCCGTGGTGGCAATCAGCGATCAGCTGGACCCAGAAGGCAATCCGTATAACTCCGGCGCATACGGCAGCGTCGGACTGGAGCGCCCCGACACCTTGATCCCTTATGACGATTTGACCGAAGCTGATGTGATCGGCTGGGTGCAAGCCAAGCTTGGCGGCGCTGAAAAGGTTGCCGAAATCGAAGCGCAACTTGAGGCACGGCTGTTGGAACTGATTAGTCCCAGCAAAATCAACGGAGTTCCCTGGTAATGGCGGTCAAGTCAAAGACTGCACTGGGGCGGATTGAACACCGCCCTGGCAAACCTAAAAAGACGAGACAGGGGAGTGGTCAGCATTCCAAGCCTCGCCAAAATAAAAAAAGGTATCGCGGTCAGGGCAGGTAGTTGGACAAGCGAACCCGCGACAACTGGCTGAAAATCAAACAGCAGCTAGAGAAAGCGGGGAAGACTGACAACTACTTTTACGTCCGTGCCACGATCATTGCCAAAGGCGGCAAGGATCCTTTTGAGACTGGACCTATGTCTCATCCGCCAGAAAGCTACTAAGCTTTTGCGGCACGGTTCCCCTCCGGCAGCAAGACCCCTTCCGCGCCAACCGGGAGGGGTTTTGTCTTGAGAAGACACTCTGCTGACTGTCTACCTAAATCAATCGGTAGGATTTTGGGACGGTTATTTAATCCCATGATCAAAACCGCATCTGCTGCCATCGCTGTTGTCGCTCTGGCGGCACCTGCCATGGCTGGTCCTTACGTCAACGTTGAGAACAACGCTGGCTGGGCTGGTAGCACTTACGGCGGCTCCGCTACCGATCTGCACCTGGGCTACGAGGGCGAAAACAAAGAAGGCACCGCTAGCTTCTACCTCCAGGGCGGTCCCACCTACGTCCAGCCCAATGGCGGTGATGGGGAAACCATCCTGACCGGAAAGCTGGGGGGTAGTGTTAAAGCTGCAGAGAAGCTCAGTATCTACGGGGAAATCTCTGCCGCCTTTGATGACGTGAATGCTTACGGCACCAAGGTCGGCGCCAAGTATTCCTTTTGACGCCATACTGAAGGCGCACCATGAGGAAGACGACCCGCTTCGGCGGGTCTTTTTTTGCCCGTCATACCGCGAGTGCTGGTGGCTGCGCTGGTATCACCAGCTAGTCATCAGTCATCGGTATTTGTGGGGCTTTGTGCGCTCGGTGGTAGTGCCCTGCATCGTGCGCCCGGAGAACTGGGAGCACTGCCGCAGGGTTGACCGCTGGTTCTTGCCTGCCGTGCAGGACTTGCTTGATTTCTATACAGTCGAGGCGTACAGCACAGAGAAGGAGATCCTTCGTGCAAAAGATCATTAACGGGCTGGCGGTAACTGCTTTCCTGCTGTCCGGTTCAATGACCGCTGCGCTCGTCATTT